CTCCTACCTTGAGAGGAAACATGTGCTCAAACTCGCCCAACCCGGAAAATTGGATCTTGAACAGATGAAGATAGGTATACAGAAGAAGATCCACACGAATAGCCCATTGCACGATATTAAGGATGACAGTGCCGTTATGCTGTATGGCCAGACCACTATTCCTGTAACAAAGTTTAGGCATTCCGTTCACAAGACGAAGTGTTATGACGATGTAGAGGAACTATTTGGAATGGGACAAATCGCAAAACCCCCCCCCGCGATTCCCGGTCACAGACATTACGCGAAGGCATTGGTTAATTTGACAAATCCAAACAGAGGGTTTCCTGAAGTATGGATGGAAGAAGCAGTAAACGACTTTCTTGGTGGAGAAGTAGCCGCGGTGGTGGTGCGGTACAAAGGTCGATTACAACCATTGACTATCGAACAAGCATTGAACGGTGTTCTAGGTATGAGAGGGATAGACAGATTAGATGGTAACACATCAGCTGGCATTCCGTATCTTAAGTCAAAGAACCAGGTATGTCCACGTGTAGGTGATAAGATGACAATGGACAAGGATATGATGCAGATCTACATCTTTAAAGAGAATTTGTGGGCAGATGGTATTCGCACGTACGAAGTGATGAATTTGTGTTTGAAAGATGAGGCCATGGCTATGTTGAAAGAGTTCGCCCGCTCTTTTCAATGTGCCAATATTCATTTGACGGTGGGAATTAGGCGACATTATTCCCCTTTGGTCAACATGATCATTGATAATGCTTTACCGTTTGAATGTGCCTTAGGTATCAATTGCCAGGGACCCGACTGGCATCACACCATCGAACACCTTGCACGTTTTGGTAAAGATCGCATTGTTGCTGGAGATCATAAGGCGTATGACCAGCACATGAGTTCGGGTGCCACCACGGCAGCTTTCTCCATGTTGATCGAGATGGCGAAGGATTGTGGGTATGATCAGCGGTCGTTGGCTGTTATGCGCACACTTGCCACCGAAATCACACACCCCATGATTAATGTAAATGGAGATCTCGCTAAGTTGTTCGGTAGCAATCCCTCGGGACATGCACTGACAACTGTTGTAAATTCTTTGGTCAATTCCTTGTATCATCGATGTGTGTACATCTCTTTGAAAACTTCACCTTTGCCCTTTCGACAGACCGTTTCATTGCTAACATACGGTGATGATTGTGCTTATTCCGCTCGCCCTGACATCAATTTTGGACATACAGATGTGCAGAGAGCTTTTGCGGATTTTGGGCTTGTATATACTATGGCGAAGAAGGATGCTGAATCAGTGCAATACATAACGCTGGACGAGCTTTCATTTCTCAAGCGCACTCCTCGATGGGATGAGGATTTGCAAATGTACATGGCACCACTTGAGAAAAG